GAGCTACTTCAGTAGAAGATTTGAGTTTTATCAGAGAAGACATAGATCAAGAATTTGCAGGATTAAATTAAAGGAATTATAAATGTTACTACAAGGCACATCAGGACCTCTAATTGTTTCAGACGGAGCTACGCCGAATAGTGGTATTCGTCTAGGTAGATTAGGCGAAGGTATTATCTCAGAACTTCATGGTCGTTATTACGAGACTGCGTATCGTAAGAATATGTTCTTCGCAGCTACTCAAGCAGGTCAGACAACTACAGTCGGTCTTGCTACTACTTACGTAGGTTTAGTATTGTCTAATCCTTTGGGAAGCCAAGTTAATTTGGTTCCCAATAAAGTATCCTTTGGTTGGGGCGTCATTGCCGCAGCAGTCGATACTGTCGGTTTAGCGGTAGGGTTCAGTGGAACTACTAACGTTACACATACTACCCCAGTTACACCTAGGTCTACTTATTTTGGAATAGGCCCAACCCCGATTGGTTTGACAGACACATCAGCTACACTTCCCACTGCTCCGGTATATGCCATGTTCTTTGGCAATACACCTACAGCAACAACTAACCCCAATGGCGGTGTCTTCGATCTTGAAGGCTCAATCATTATCCCTCCAGGTGGTTATATCTTAACAGCGACAACAGCAGCATCTGCAGCAGCAGCTTTCTTTGCTTCTATCTCATGGGAAGAGATACAGATTTCGTAGCATGAATGTTCTTTCCTCTTTTATGGTATCCGGAGGAATTATATTACTCGTCGATTGACGAGCCGGATGTAGAAGATTCTTTTGAAGAGTTTGATTCTTCAGTTTATATTGAAGATGATATACCATATCAATCTCTTCTCGATGAACCAGATGTCGAAGATTCTACAGATGAAGTAGATCCTGTTTCATCTTATATAGACAACGAAATACTATACGTTGTCCTATTGGATGAGCCAGAGACTGAAGAAGACTATCTATCTGAAGATACAATCTTTCCTTCATTTGTCGAAGATGACTATATCTCTGTCTTTTCTGAAGATGTAGCCTTCGAGGAGACGTCTGAAGAAGACGTCGTCGAAGCAATAGCTATTGATTCTTATCAAGCTGCTGATCAGCAAGATGAATTGATAGTTGTCCTTCTAGATGAAATAGACTTCGAAGATGAAGATGAGAATCTTCTCATTGAGCCTATATCTGATTATACGATTATTATCGTATCCACAGATGAAGAGTTATTCCAACCTGCACTAGATGAAGATTGGAATGAAGAAGATCCAGACGAGTCTTTCTTCGACTTCCAGGATTATGAAGTTCAAGAAGAAGAACTAGTCACTGGCGGTCGTCAGATCTGGTTAGAGGAACTAGACGATCTAACTCTAGCCTCTCACAAGTGGCATCAAAGGTTAATTGAACAATCTAAGTTCAAGACTGGTGAAGAGATTCATAAGGCAGCTAAAGCTCTATCTAAGCGTGGAGCAGCCAAAGGCGGAGAGACCAGAGCCACAGTTCTGACTCCAGGACAGAGATCAAGCATTTCAAGTAACGCAGCCCAGACCAGATGGCGAAGATAAATGAATATGCACGGTTATTAGGCAATTTAGGAGGCCGTCCACCCAATAGGCTCAAAATAACCGAGCAAGCACCCAAAATACGCGTTTTTCGCCCTTTTTCCGAATATTGGCAAGAACGTGCAAATTTAGAGAAAAAGGAAGAAAATTAATGGATTATGCAGTTCACACGATGCCTTCGTATCAACATATGCAAGGAACACCCAAAAGAGCCCATGAAGGCTCTCAATCTCAAGGCCACATGGCCGGTGGCAACGCCGGTTGGCATAGCCCTTCCGGCGGTAATACTTCCGGTTCTGTGGGATCTGGTGGCAAGAAAAACCTAGGCATGTGAATGAAGAAGACTAAGAAGGTTAGGATAGACCCAACTTTCCCTGATCAGGGTATTCAGTATCCTACTTATATGGGATCTCAGTCTGCATCTCCCGATAAGGCAGGTAACTACACCGATCCCAATTCACCTTCAGGCGACAGAGGAATGTATCAATAATGCCTTACAATCCAGCGACAGATTCACTTCCTATAGCTCCTAGAATGAATTCAGGAGAAGATAGGTATAATATGATTGATGATAATTTCCCTTCTCAGGGACAGCCTAAAGGCGCTCACGAGGGATCTCAATCATATTCTCCCAACAAATCTGAGTCTGAATATCTACATTATAATCGGCCTATGAAGAAACTAAAGGAGCCTGAATAATGGCTAAGTCAAGAGAACTGACCGAAGGTAAAGCATATAGCTACTTCGATGCTAAAGATGGTACTCGTTACCTAGCTCATACTTGCACTGATGCAGATGAGGAAGATCGTTATTGTGGTAGTGGCCTTCGTTACACCATCATGGAAGGTGGAGACCATACCGTCTGCACTAAGAAAGTCCTTTCTATAGGAGCTCTCGGTGCCAGCCGGATATGAGAAAATGCGAGATGCTTTTATGACTAAAGGCATGTCTGAAAGAGCAGCTAAAGGTAAAGCTGCTCGAATTTGGAATTCAACACACAAAGGAGCTCAGGCCGTCGGCCGAGGTAAATAATGGCAGCCCCATTTTCATCTTTTAATCAAATATGGTCTTATCCTAATACCACGGTAACAGGGTCTTCGGGATCTCAGACTAATGCCACAGCTACTGCTACTCTACCTGCTGTAGCTAATAAGACTAACTTCGTAACTGGATTTGATATTTCTTCCTCAGGAACCATAGCAGCTGCGGTAGCAGCTACTCTTACTGGGGCAGGCTCTGGAACTATGACATACCAAATCAACACTACACCAGCATTTAGCTCTGTTCAGTTCTCGCATCCAATTCCAGCAACAGCTCTTAATACAGCAATTACGTTATCTGTTCCAGCTCTAGGCGCTTCCGGCGTTGGTTCAGCTAATATTTATGGGTTCTTAGTCTAATTCTAAACCATGGACCAGTTCTTGTCATTGAACATTGGTCAGATAGGCCAAGTAATAGCCGTGCTAATTGGCATGGGCATTATGTTTCAAGGGGTCAAAGGCGATGTCAAAGCTCAAGGTGATGATATCAGAGATATCAAGGAAGAGCTTTCTGAATTACGCAAGGTAGTAATATCTAATGCTAGATTAGAAGAACAAGTAAATGCCATGGATCAACGTTTGTTGCTTCATGGTCGTCGTGTAGACCGTGTAGCGGACATGCTATTCAGACATGGTGCAGAGCCTAAAGAATATGACTAATGCCTCGTCCTAAGAAGAGTTCGGCCAGACCAAAGCTGACTGATGAGCGAGAACAACACAAACAAGCTTGCGAAGCCTCATTAGAATACTTTATAGAATTTGTTCATCCTAGGAGAGTCCTAGGTAACATCCATAGAGAAGTAATCAAATGGTGGACTAGATCAGATGCAAAGTCTCATCAACTATTACTATTACCGAGAGACCACGGCAAGTCTGCTCTATTAGCCTATAGATTAGCTTGGGAGTTAACCAAAGACCCTACTAAACGTCTCTTGTTAATATCTTCTACTTCTAACCTGGCTACCAAGCAACTCAAGTTTATTAAGGATATTTTGACTAATGATAGATACCGATTGCTTTGGCCAGATATGGTCAACCGAGAGGAAGCCACTAGAGAGAAATGGACTGAGCGAGAGATTAGTGTCGATCATCCCCTACGAAAAGATTGGTCCATTAGAGACCCATCTATCTTCACTGCAGGACTTACTAGTAATATTGTCGGCATGCATTGCGATGTGGGTGCTCTTGACGATGTGGTGGTAGCAGGTAACGCTTATACCGAAGAAGGTCGAGAGAAGGCTAAAGATCAATATTCTTTGTTGTCTTCTATTGAAACAGTCAACTCTCAAGAGCTTGTAGTAGGTACTAGATACCATCCCAGCGATTTGTACGCTGATCAAGCAGCAATGACCATTGAGAAGTTTGATAAAGAAGGTCGATTGTTAAATCGAGAAAACTTATTTGAAGTGCTGGAATATCCAGTAGAAAACATAGGAGATGGAAGTGGTGAGTTCTTATGGCCAAGACAGCAAGGCCAAGATGGTAAATGGTTCGGATTCGACGCAGAGATCCTCGCAACAAAGAGATCCCAATACCTCAACAAAAACCATTTTCGCGCCCAATATTATAACGACCCCCACCATTCAGGTGCCTCTGCAATCAACAGGGGACTCTTCCAGTACTACGATCCGCAGTTTCTGGGCAAGAAAGATGGCCGATGGTTCTTTAAGGGAAATCCATTAAACGTAGTCGCAGCCGTCGACTTCGCCTTCTCTATGAAGAAGGCAGCTGACTCCTCTTGTATAGTAGTAGTTGGGGCAGATACATACGGCAACTACTATGTCTTAGATATAGATAGATTTAAGACAGATAGAGTATCTGAATATTATACACACATCTTCAAGATGTATGAAGAATGGGGCTTTAGAAAGATAAGGACTGAAGTTTCTGTTGCTCAGCAGGTCATCGTCAACGATCTCAAAGAGAACTATATTAGACCGAATGGACTTTCACTGGCAATAGATGAATACCGTCCTTCTAAATGGACAGGGGCCAAAGAGGAAAGAATATTAGCAACTTTAGAGCCTAAGTATGCTAATAAACAAATATGGCATTATCCCGGCGGTAATTGTCAAGTATTAGAAGAAGAGTTGATCTTTTCTAATCCTGCACATGATGATGTTAAAGATGCCTTAGCCTCTGCCATAGACTTTGTGACTATGCCTTTAAATATATTCAGGATGAGTAAAGCTAATATACCTAATTTTAATTATCACGCTAGATTTG